TGTTTCTAAATAGTACATTCGCATATTTGGACGAATGTTAGCGTTATTTCCTGAATCCATAAGAAGGGGAGGAACACCTAACGCTTTTAGTATAATTTTTTCATTTTCAGCAATTGCTGCTTGAAAGTCAAGTTCTCTAAAATTAATTTTTGAAAGCTCATCCACTTCAATACCGCCATCAAGTACTAAGGGTCGCTTTCCTCCTGCATCTGGACGATAACGTGCAGTCCAGGATTGAATCATTCTTTCTTTGTTCTTTTCTGACAGTGTATTGGGGGACTTAATTACAAGACCCGGGACTGCGCCGTTCTTAAAGAAGTTATCTTGAAAATCTCGCATACTTCTCATAAGAACCATAGTTCGAAGTGCGGGCTTTAATCTAGATACCCCACGATAAATGGAGTAAAATGAATTTTCTTTTACATGAATAATTTCGCTTGTAGAAAATCTTTGTTCATTACCATCAAAGCTATAATAATCAACATATGTTTTCGCGGAGGCGTGAATAGTCATTTTACTAGCAGGCAAATGATAGAGGTGTGCCCCATCATAATAGATAAAAATATTTCCATCTAATATGTAATCTGTGAACAGATTACGACGAAAAGAGGAAACATCTTGAAAAGGATTAGGCTCTTGATTTAGCAATTTTGCTATGCGAGAACCTTTAATCCCTTTTACTACGCCTTGACTAGAAAATTGTTCGTGCACTACCGAATCTATTTCTGCGCAATCGTCTACTAAAATATTTACTCCGCGATTGACAACTTCTAAATCTTCATATGCTCTTTCATAGCTATATGTAAATTCTTTGCTGGGCTCAGTAGTTTTTCCATAGTATGGCTGAATCGGATTTAATTTTTCTTCCGTATCCTCTTTTTTGCCAAATCCAAAATTATACCATGCCATGTTTAGTTCTCTGTATCTCTACCCAATTTTTCTGCTTATTTGCAGTTGCTAGTGATGGGTTTCGTCCATATATTGAGTGAAGTAGAAGGTGATGAGTATGGCATAACGTTACGGTATGGTCGTATAATTCTGCCCAGTTATCCTCTATAAATTCATCCCGCCAAATTACAATGTACTCATCTACATAATGCTCTGGTCGGGAATCTCTTTTTTCTCGTAGCCACTTTGCCAATAGAGGGGTTAACGTATAATAATGGTGAAAGTCTAAAGTAACTGAAGCACCACAAATATAACATTCATTATCTTTTTTATATAGTGATTTTGCCTTATCACGTATATATTTTACCGGATCTCTTTTTAGCCTAGAACTTTTTCTTTTCGGGGCTTTTTTCATATTTTTATACCAGAATTATATAACGGGTAGGATAAATTGTCAAATACTATTTTTGAAAAGGTCTCTTAAAAACTTGTTGAAGAAGTCTCAAAAGAATATAATGCGTATCGCAAAGCATCTGCCATGTGAGACGCCATATTGTGCCTTGGCTTTTCTTTTGCTAGGTTTGGATTCGGATCCCACTGGTATTGGTCTAAAGATGCTAAAACTTCCTTACAGTCCTGTGAAACAATTAGTTTATCATTATCAACAATTCTTTCAACATGAGCAATACCATCAAGAACAGACTTCTTTGCGTTATTAGTACTTATATCATATTGCTGTGCAAAATCATATCGTGTCTGTTGAGCGGCTGAATCAATAAATATAAAATCAATATCCCATTTATTCATTAGTCTTTGTATTTGAATTGCGTGCTGTTCTGTTGTACTTTCGTTATTCATGTACTCATCTAGTACATAATACTTTTCTTCGTTCCAGTCATAAGCAATTACACAAAATGCTGTAGGATCACGATACCCTACGTCAAGACCTCCGATAATTTCCATCCCTTTAGTATCTATTTCTTCGAGATTTGCTACACACTCTTCGTGATTAAAACTCCAAATCTGGCCTTCATAGGTATTAAAATCGGCTTCATACTCTTGGCGAAACTCAGCTTCGGACATACTTTTTCTAGCTTCCGCAATATCCGTTTCAGACATTCTAGGATTATCTTTATAAGTCGCGCGTACCGAGGCCCATTCGGGAAACTCGTCACTAAATCCTCTATGATAAAATTTGGCAAACCAGTTGTTCTTTCCTCGAGGTGTTGAGATAAAAATAGCTTTAGAATTGTCTTTGTCCAAGGTCGGTCGAAGTGCTACATTAAAGGCATCTTCACCATCCGCTAGTGCTGCTTCGTCGAATATAATTAGGTCATAGGAGCGTCCAACACAAGAGTCAACTTGATTTACTGAACCCATACGAATTGTAGATCCGTTTGTAAGTTCAATAACTTTATCTTTTGCGTTGTCTTTTGCAACTTCTAAATCGAAGTGCTTAATTAACTGTCTTTGTAAGTCGAAAGAAATCTGAGACAAGGAATAATTTGGAGACATTATGAGAATATTTGATCCTGGAACTAAAGAAACTAGTTGTCCAATAATATTCGCAATATAAGTTTTTCCTTGACGCCGAGAAATAGAGGCGACAACGAAGCGATATTTATCATTATTGATCGCATTTATAATTGCCATCTGAGAGGGCAGAGGACTTACGCCGAGTAGCTCAAGATATTGAGTTACTGGTAACTTGAGAAATCTTGTCTCAGATTGTAAATCGACTAATTTTTCAGAGATTATATCTACGCGACTAACTTCTACTGCCATTATGGTCCTTCTACTTTTGTTGCATCTCGGTAATAAATGATAATCTCTTTTTGTTGACGAATGTATCTTCGTAGTTCTTGAAGATTATAAGCCATGTTTTCATAATCTTGAGGAGTCAATCCAAAAATTACAAAAGTACCATCTTGCATTTTTGAAATTCTTGCTATTTGCTCTTCAAGATTTTTTTCTGTTACTACAAAAAATTCTACATCCTGCAAATCTATTCTTTTTGGTAATTGTGGCTGATAGATTTCCAGTGTTTTATATTCTGTAACTGTTTTTATAATGGGCTCGGGGGTAGGCAGAGGGTCACTTTTCATAAAAGAACAGCCAGATAAAAATGCTATCATTAAAAAACTAGTTGCTATCCGCATTTTCCACCTCTACACTGTCTTGCTCTATCGCATCAAAAACATCTTTTGTGCCTTTATTTATTCGGGGTTCTACAAGCCCGGGCTTTGCTCGTGCTAACTTAGTCAGATTGTGTCTTTTGAAAATAGAAAGATAGTCATCCATCTCTGCTTGCATTTCGGTGTTCTTTTCAGTTAAGTCGCTTACTGCTTGTAATTGAATCTGTAAGTTTTGTTCTGAACGCTCTCTTGCTGCTTTTTCGCTTTCAAATGCCGCGTCCAGTTTTGCAGCATTTTCTTTAAGTACTACAATATTAACCTCAAGTCTAGCAATCTTTGCTTCTGCCTTACTTACTGTAGTAGTGTGGTATGCATAAGCTCCTCCTGCTACTACAAGAATTAAAGGCGCTGCCTTTATTAATCCTAACATTAGTATATTTTCCTCAAGTCATACCCAACAGGGTTTACAACTTTAATTTCATGTTTCACACCAAGTATATCAATAAAAATTATATGAGTGGTACTAATTTTCTTTATTTCTTTTGCGCGATAAGTTTTTGGGGCTCCTGACTCTATTCGTGTTCCATCCGGTAAAACTTTTGTTTCTCCGGGAAAGAAGACTGTTAGTTCCCACTCTTCTCGAATCAGAGTAAGCCACCAATGTTTTATTTTTGCCCAGATACCTTTCTGTTCAATTTGGGTCATTTTTTCTGTGCCCTTTCCATGCTACAAATCCTGCCACTCTCAGTGCCCAGTATGCAAGATAGTTTAAAAGTTTAAATCCATTTTGCTCTATACAAATGTCTCGAAAAAGTATATCCATCCATTGTTGAGTCTGAGCTCCGATGACAGTACGGTCAGCTCTCATTAAAGTTCCATATTTATAACCATAGTCGTGAACAAGACCCCCCATAAGAAGAACACCGGTAGGAGAAAGCCACATTGCAAGAAACTTTGGTACAGAGGCGCCATCGAATTGAAAACCCTTTGGAATAACATATCTTTCTCCTTGTAATGAAAAATAAAAGTCATCACAGATTTCCCATCGCCTTACGCCGACTAGCCACATCCAGATTGCTTTCCAAAATCCTTTATCTGATGTTTCTATTTTTATGGGTTTCATGTGCGGCATTTCGGAGTATTCAAAACCTACTCGTTTCTCTCCTTGGCCGTCAAAAATACTAGCTATAAATCCTACTAGAATTAAAGTTATTACTATAGTCCACTGCCAGAAAGTAACTGCCAGATCTAAGATAAAGTCCATTTACTTTTTGCTCCAAGCCTGCGCTCCGAAGAAGGCTGCCACCAACCCCGCTACTGCGACAAAATAAGTAGGAGCCATATCTCCTAAAATTTTTGCAGCGTTATCCAGTTCAATAACATCAGTAACAACAACCATGGCAGGATAGAACAACATACCAGTAAGAGAGAACCACGCCATATTTCGTTGTGCGTCTCGCATTGCATCTTGATCCTCGAGTTCTTTTCTTTTAAACTCCATGTACATTGCTTTTTCTTCTGCATCAACTTTTCCATCTCCGTTGGTGTCAGCAGGATGATAGCCTGCTTTTTCTAATTCTTCGCCCATAGTTAAATATTATTTTCTTTGAGAATTATCTCAAAAGAAGCTGATACTGCTGTACCTGTTGAACAAAGTGCCCTCATTTCAATATCTGTTTTTGCAGGCAATTTAATTGGTACGGAGTAGTTTCTATGATGAGATCCACCAGGAACATCCATAATGTCTCTCGTTCTAAACGCTGTGCCAGTGCCGAACTCTCTTGTTAGTAATAAAACTGTTCCCGAATCATTATAAGCTCCTAAACCCATTGTCAGATGAGTTAAATAGCCTGTGCAATGAGCAGGTATAGTATACAATGCTAGCTGTGTTTGGCCTAAACCATATGTTGTACCAGATCCAATAGTGCCTATATCTGCAAGTACTGTACCTCCACCATTTGGTGCTGTAGCAACTAGTACATTTCCATCGTTTGTGCCAATACTACCCGCAGTTGCTACAAACGCTCTGTATACTCTTAAAAACTCTACACTGCCTTGTGTGTCATTAACGGGTAAAGTCTCTGTAACTTCATTATAGTTAACATCTAATCCCAGTATGGTGACTGTTTGTGCACCAGTACCCGTAGGATTGTCAACTAATGGAGTGTTACTACTTACATAAACAGTAGAAGGAGCAGACAGATAACTGTATACTCCTCCATGCTGCCAGATTGTTTCAGGCGAATTACCTATAGCTGGATTACGCCCAAACTTATGTATTACGCTATAACCAGTCAGCAACCCCGCCGCTAAGTCTATATTATTACTACTACCTACATTTGTAACTGCTAATGGATTATTAATTGTACAAGGTAGTCCATTAGGATTTACATTTACTACTTGATCGTAGGGAATTCTATTTATCCAATACTGTTTTCCTGTTTTACTTACCATTTTACTTTATTCGCCCAATATGCCGCAGACATCTTGCCTTTAGCTATATTCTTTGCGTGCCGGGCCTTAAACGACCGGCGACGGGCTGCATATGATTTACTCTCTCCTTTTTTCTTTGGAGAGCCCTTTACTCCTTGCTGCCCAAAACGAATAGTTTTAACCTTACTACCAACTTTTGCAACGACTACGTGGGACTTTTTTGCGTGCCCCGGTGTACGCTTTGGCTTGTTAAACGCAGAAACTCCCGCACGTTTCAGAGCGGGGTGCTTTTTTCTACCTCCCTTTCTTTTTGCGGGCACTTTTCTTTCTCTTCCCTAAAGCTACGCGCTTTTTAATTAGGGACCTAGGAACAGTCTTACCTTCCTTATATAGTTTTGCAATTCTTTTAATTGCACTAGCTAGTTGAGCACGGCGCTTACCTTTGGTACCACTTAAATACTTTTTTGGTATGCGTGTCTTTTTATCCTTGGGCGGGCCTCTTCGCTTCTTCATATAATATAATCTAGATAACGAATATTTGTGCTTTGGTCAAGCTTTCCGTTCCTGTCGTAAGTAACGACCATATAAATAGTATCAGTTACTTTATATCTATTATCTGGTGCGTTAGAAACTGATTGAACTTTATAATCTTTTTGATAACTTTCGGGTATTGTAGCTGCAATCGAGTTAACTTCCATTTTACTTTTTCTTACGCGCTGTACGCTTCTTGGCTCCACGCTTAATATCATTGTCCTGCGAGTGACCTCCTCTAATAAATGAGTTTACACGTCCCATAGCCCATCCAGCCATGCCTACACCTGCCCGAGAGCCTGAGGATAGAAATGCACCCTGCCCCCGTCGATATACTCTAGTAAGTTGCCCGAGAGTATACCGAGTTTTCTTTGCTTTTGCTGCAAGAGTTTTACGAGTTGCCGCAGAAAGAGGTTTAGCTGTCCTCTTCTTCCTCGTCGTCGATTTCTTCCTCGTAGTCGTCGAGCCAGTCCTTCTCTTCGTCGACTTCCTCCTCCGCTTTACTGCCATTTCCATTCTCATTCCAGTACTTCACTAACTGGCTGCGGCTTTTAAATCTGGCGATTTCATTGTTACTATCGTCCATAAGAATCCAAGCCCTGTTTTTATACGCCATATTCATACTATTCACCTTTATTTAAATCAACGAGATTATGGCCCCATTTAGCCCAAGCAATGTGAGCGAACCAACCAAGTACTGCTCCAATCAATAAGTCAATCATTTTTTACCTCGCTTCTTTTTCTTGAGAATTGCTGCTCGCAATGCGGGCGGCAACTTCTTCTGTTTGGCTGTTAAGCCCCTCTTAGCCATCTTTTTCTTGCCGCGCTTTTTTGCAGCTTTTGAAGGTCTACCACGCTTTTTACCGTAAGTTCCTTTACCGTAAGGCATCTAGGTTCTCATGCGCTTTCGCGTCTATGGAAGATATGAATAGTTGTCCTTCCAATTTTGTACTTCGTCTAAATAGCAATTATGCTGTTGACTCTTTACCCAACATAGTTCTTGAATGATACGATTGTACCACTGCTTATCATAATCATCGTGAGCTTTATCCATATCTTGTTTAAGCTGGCCAATTCTCACGTTGATATATTTTTCAAGGTCTTTTTCTCGTCCTCGTCTCATAAACGTCTCTTAAAACTTTCTAGCAGAGGCAATAAATCTTGCTTATGCTCATATACGACTTCATTGTTAAATAAATTTATAACTACTAAACTAAGCTCCGTTTCGGTATCAACTATTTTAGTTTCAATTCTGAACTTTGACTTAATTAGTTCTATAAATTTATTTAACATTTTACATTATATGAGAGCCCAACAACCCTAGTAAAAATAAAAGAGTGGCTCCTCCTCCAGCTATAAGTCTACTTTCAATTCTTTCAAGAGTCTCGTCTATAGCCTCTAAACGATTGAATGTAGTCTTCCAACGCTCTTCGCATTGTGCTTCGTGGGCTGCCATCTCAAGTTCCAAATGTCTTACTCGATCTTCCATATTCACTATTTTAAAATCGTAAGAATTAAAAACAGAGTAGGTACGAATACTGCAAAGCCACAAATACCATACAGCACATATAAAGCCATTTGTGCATAGTATGCTTTTTGCTCCCGTTCTTCTCTTTCTCTCTTTTCTCGCTCTTCCTTGGCTTGTTTTTGAAAAGCCAGCCAGTCATCCCACATTCCTGGGCGTCCTGCCCATATCATGTGCTCTCTAAGATGCTCTTCCATCTCCTTTAGTTTCTCAAGCTCCATGAAAGCTTGTAAGTCGCTCTTATACCCATTTTTGTTGGATTTTCGTTGTAACTCTGTTTTACTATCGAAGAATTTGGATACAACACCAGCTACGTCATATAGCTCCTTGCCGTTTCCAATTGCTTCTTTAATAACGCCAAAAGCAGCATTTGCCATAGCAAGTTCTGCTAACATCGAAGTTCTCTAAGGATTATTCCTCCTTGAGTAGTTTCTCCATCAGCTTACCGTAGTTACCTT